GCGGGGGGACGGAGCCGATTATCTTCGGCGGCGCGGACCCGAACGTGCGCACGTTTATGACGTGCACGGGCATCGTGAGCTCGACGGCCGTGAACGTCACCTGCTCTGAAGCGGGCCATACGCTGTCGGAACTCAACATCGGACAAGGACTCAGCATCCTGGCCGGTGGCGTCTGGACGTTTACGACCATTACCGGCGTCACGGGTGGCGGTGTGTCTGGCCTCGTGGCGTATGCGCCGATCGTGGGGACACCGGATATTCCTGGCGGCTTACGTGCTGGCGTCGTCTTGGGCATGGAAGGTGTCATGTCCACGATTTCAGGGAATTTGTGCGGCAACGATCCGGCGTGGATCAATGGCAATCTGCCGCAACCGACCGGCGTCGTGGCCATTGGCGCCGTGGGCGGCGGCACGCGGGCCGCGGGCACGCATTACTACACCGTGCAAGCGTTCAACCCGAACGGGTATCAAGCCAATCCGGTCTTTTATGTAAACAGCGCCGAATCAGCAGAAGTGAATGCCACGCTCGCGGCGCCGGGTCATGTGACGATCAGTTGGGCGTTCGATCCGAATGCGACCGTGTATCGGGTCTGGCATGGCGTTACCACGGGCGTGCGCACGGAATACCACGATGCGACCGTGTCGCCGTATGTGGATGACGGCACGGCGATGATTGCGGCCACGCCATTTGGCGCGACGGCACATGAAATCAAGAACGTCTTCGAATTAAAAGCCATCCAAAACGTCGTGGTGTCTGGCAACATCTTTCAGTATCACTGGAAGGGCGCCAGCAATGGCTGGGCAACGTGGCTCAAAACCGTCAACCAAGACGGCACGGGCAGTTATCTGCAGACGAAGAATGTCACCGTCGAGAAGAACATCTATCGGCACTGCGATGGCTGGATGGAAGTCCACGGCTCCGAGATTCCCAGCGGGTCAGGGTTCCCCTTACCAGGCCCGCTGACGAATATGATCGTGCGCAATAATCTCGTGTATGACTCTGGGCCGCAGTGGGGGCAAGGCTTTGAAATCTTTGCGACCAACATCAGCAACGGCATCGTGAACCTCACCATTGATCACAATACGGTGATTCACACGACGAACTTGACGGGTGGCGGGTTGATGACGATGGACCCGGCGCAGTTACTGCCGATTACGGGGTATGCCATCACCAACAACATGCTGCGGAAAGAAACGAACGGGATTAAGGCGCCAGGCTTCGCGGCGGGCACTGCGTCTCTCGCCGCCTGCACGACGGGCGGCTATGTCTACAGCACGAACGCGGTCGCTGACGCCACGGCCGCCAGCGATGGCGCCGCGAACTTCTACGAAGCGAGCGCCCTCTGGCAAAACGAATTCGTCAACTACGTGGCCAGTGGTGTGAACGCTGATTTCCATATCAAGCCGACGAGCGCGTATCACAACGCGGCCTCTGACGGGACCGACCTCGGCGCGGACATCACGGCTGTGCTGAATGCCACGGCGCATTGTGATTACGGCGATCCGCATCTGGGCGATCTGACGTTCACGCCGGATCTGCGCGCGGGCGTGACGAACTACACGGCCAATGTCTATACGCTCAACACCAACACGCCGATCATCGCCTTTCTGTCGTTGGGTGTGCCCACGCCGGAACCGATTACCGGGCTGATTCGGGTCAATCTCGCGGCGTTCCTCAACACGCTGCCGGCTGGAAATTATGATGTTAAAGTCGCGTCGACGGCGCCAGTTGGTGGCACGATCGAGTCTGCTGCTTCTACTGGCTTTACTATTCCGCTCGTTCCTTAGCGCGCAGGCGACCAATGTAAACGTCAACGCCGGCCTCGCGCCGCTGCTGACGTCGCTCAGTCCGAATACGGGCTCCATCGGACAATCAGTCGTCCTCGCCGGCAATTCATTCGGCGCGACACAGGGCACGAGCACGTTGACCGTGAGTGGCATCACCGCGGCTGTCACAGCGTGGTCGGATACGTCGGTGACGTTCGTCATACCGACTACGGCGACGGGTGCTGTCGTGATGACGCGGAATGGTCGCACGAGCAATAGCCTGACCTTGACCGTAATCGCTGGCGCGGCATGCACGACGACCACCGCGAACACCACGCAAGCCACGATTCAGGCCGCCGTGACTGCGGCGGCGAGTGGCGCCGTCATCTGTGTGCCAGCGGGCTCATCGACGTGGGCCGCAGCGGTCACGATCAGCAGCAAGGCGCTCACGCTCAAAGGGAATGGGATCGGGAGCACGAACATCACCATCAATGCGGGCGCGGGCGCAGGGCTGCTCGTGCAGGGCGTCTCGGCCGCGAATTTCGTGCGGATTACTGGGTTTACGTTCATTAATCTCTCCACGCCGACCGATGGCATTGTGCAGATTTATGGCGCCACGACCTCAGGTGCGACGGATGTGGGCTTCCGCTTCGACCATAACCGCCTGAGTCTCAGCGGCGGGCGCGGCATGTCGGTCGGCTATGCCTACGGGCTGATCGATCACGACACCTTCAACGCCACCGCGAGCGTGCAATCGCTCAGTCCCTACGGGTCCAACATCGGGAACGATGGCGGGTATACCCCGTGGTCCGTCGCGACGACGATGGGCACCGTCAATGCGATCTATGTCGAGGACAACACCTTCGATTACGGCGCCGATTACGGGGAGGATTCGATTGACGGGTATACGGGCCTGCGGCTCGTGATTCGCCACAACACGTTCCACAACACGCATCACGGGGTGCATGGGACGGACAGCGGCGGGAATCGGTCGGCGGCGACGGTGGAGGTGTATAGCAACACCTACACGAACGACACCGCTGGTCATTACCGCGGGACGACGATGCGCGGCGGCACGGGCGTCTATTTCGACAATACCTACGGAGGCACATTCGGCAATTGGGATCCCTATGCCCTGTATGTCTATCGGGCGACGATCACGGGCCCGTATTCATGGAGCTATTGCACAGGCACGCAATGGGACATCGGCTCGACAGATCTGTCCTCGAACGGGAGTCGGGCCAATGTCACCTATGGGACCGTTGCGCGGTTTTCGGCCCTCCATCCCGATACGATCTGCACGGGATCGACGGGCGGGGACTGTAGTCGGCCGTTCGATGGACCGGGCACGGGGGGCTATCCCTGCCGCGATCAGCCGGGGCGTGGACACGATCAAGTGTTGATGCCGGTCTATGCGTGGAACAACACCGGCACGAATCATCCGGTCCTTTTTGCGGATGATGGCGGCTGCGCCCAATGCGGAGGCGGCACCACGATGGCGACGTGGTTACTCGAGAATCGCGATTACTACAATTCGACGGCGACCTTTAATGGCACCGTGGGCGTCGGGCGTGGCGTGAATGCCAGCAAGCCGGCCACCTGCACGACTGGGGTGGCCTATTTTGCGACGGACATCGGCACGACGGGCACGCTATATCAATGCAGTGCCACGAACACCTGGACGGCGTATTACACGTCCTACGTCTATCCGCATCCCTTGAGCACCCCCTAAGATGGCTGCCCTCTTTGATAGTAAAGCGATCTCGCACGCGGCCGGGGGGTCGATCCCGAGTTTCGACATCACGATTGCGAACGCGGGCAGCGTCGGCAATATTGCCGTGGGTGTCTGCGCGTTTCTCGCACAAGGCACCATCGATGCGATCAGTAGCGTGACGGTCGGCGGCGTGACCGCCGCGCTCGTGACCGGCACGACGTCCACGACCGGCAGCGGCGTGCAAAGCCAGTGGTATGTGGCCGCCTTGGGCAACGTGTCCGGCGCCCAGGCCATTGTCGTCACCATCGCCCCTGGGAGTTTCGCATCAGGCGCCGTGGCGATTGCCGCGACCGGCGTCGATCAGGCGACGTCCGCGAATAACGGGACCGAGACGCATACGCCATTCAGCAGCGGGACATCCTCGCTCCCGATCACGAGCGTGAGTGGGGATCTCACGGTGGACTGCTGTCTCGATTCCTCCCTTAATGCCATTTCGGCGCCGAATCAGACGCAGCAATATCTGACGGGCCTGGTCGATTGGAGTGTGAACAATTTCCTGGGATCGAGCACGGGGCCGGGGACAGGGTCCGCGACCCATCAGTGGACAATCGTCGGCGGCGATGCGGTCGTGCATGCGGGCATGAATTTCAAGGCCGGCGCGTCAGTGCCCACGACGCTCTGGGCGGCCAGCGTGATGTAAATGGCGAATATCTTCCGCGCGCCGCTCATTACGCGCATTGCCGTCCTATCGACGGCCGTGGCCGTCAATGCGCAGGCCGGCGTGCAGCAGAACCGGCTCATTCTCCAGCCGCCGCCACGCAGCACCAAAGACTACCCGACGCCAGCGAAGCCGCGCATGCGGCAGCCCTACGTGCAGGATGTGCGCAACATCCTGTTGCTGTATCCGGCGCCTGGGCCGAAGCCGAAACCGATCACCGACTTTCCGCCACCGAAACGACCGATACCCGCGCCCTATGTGCAGGACGTGCGGAATCGGCATGTGTTTCTGGCGCCGCCGAATCCGCAACCGCCCTTCAATCAGGATGACTGGCCGTCGACCACGCCTCCGATTCGCTCGGTGGTTGCGGATGCGATTCTCAACACCAGCGTTCTGCTCTTGCGCCCGGTCGGCACACCGTTCAACGCTGATGATTGGTCAACGGTTGCGCCGCAGCCGCGGCCGGTCGTGGTCCATCATTTACGGCAGCAACTCAATCCGAGTGTCACGCTGCCGTTTAGCGAACAGCAATGGGCGAAGCCAGCAGCCTTGCCGCCGCTGGTCGTTACGGAGCCGATTCGGAATCGCCTGCCGCTGCCGGTGTCGGTTGTCGTGCCGCCGTTCAATCAGGATGATTGGGGGCTGCCGGCGCGGCTCAGGCTTCAGCCTACAACCTCCATCTTTTATTACCTGCAGGATCAGACGGCCCCGGCGTTCATTCAATTTGACTGGCCGAAGGCGCCGCGGCTGCCGTCGATTCCTGCCGAACAAGTCGCGAATCGGCTCGTGCTGCCCGTCGTCATCGTGGTCATTCCGCCCTTCCATCAAGGCGATTGGCCGAACGCCTCGACGCGCCAGATTGCGAAGATTGTTGACCCCTATAACCGCAACGTGCTCCTGCCGCCCGCGATTGGGCAGCCTGGGCACCAATACGACTGGCCCTTACCGCAGGGCGCCCGGTCCCTGCAGGGCAGTCATACCGTCAACGATTTGGGCATCTTGTCGGTGCCAGTGGCGCATCCCGTGCTGCCGATTGACTGGCCGCGGCCAGCACCTGTGATGCTCCTGACGGTTATGTGGATTCATCAAGGGACATCGCCGCTGTATGTGCCGACGTTCCGCGCAGAATGGGCCGTTAACAGCAATCAAGTGGTCGGCCCGTGGGCGCCGCAACCGGAGACACACTAGGTGCTACACTACGCACGGCTGAGCCATGGTTAAAAACCAACCGAATCAGGTCATTGGCGCGCAGATGGTCGATGCGACCACGGGCGCCGCCTATGCCGGTGGCGTCACGGTCTATATCACTGGGGATGGTGGCACACAGACGCTCGGATCGGTGAACAGTGGCATCTGCCAGCCCGAAGGCAACGGGCTCTATAACTACTTCCCGACTGCCGCCGAAACAAACTACACGCTGATTCAGTTCACCTTCATCGGGGCAGGCTCGATTCCGGCCACGATTCAGGTCGCCACCGTCACGGCCGCCTCGCAGCAAGCCGTCACGGGCACATCCGGCACGCTGGCCTTTACGGTGCGGTCGCTCATTGCGGATGCCTTGGTCGAGATCGGCGTGCTCGAGCCGGGCGAACAGGCCAGTGCGCCACAAGCCGATATTGGCTTACGGCGCGTGCAGGCGATGATTGATACGTGGGCCGCCGACCGGCTGACGCTCTCGCTGCAGCTGCGCACGGCGTTTACGTGGCCGGCGACGACGTCGAGTGTGCAAGTCGGCATTGGGCAGACGGTCAACATGGACCGACCCATGTGGCTGAATGCCGTGAAGTTCGTCATTCCCGGCTCCTCGCCCGCCATCGAAGTGGCCATCGGCATGATGGACGAAGACGCCTACTCGTCGCTGTCGATCAAGGGGTTGCCATCATCGTTGCCGACGCAGAGCTTTTACCAGACGAACCTGACGGACGCGAATGCCACGCTGTTTCTGTGGCCGCAGCCGCAGAGTCTCACGATTGTGCTGTATTCGCCGCAAGCGGTGGGCGTGCCGGCGAGTCTGAACAGCATCATCCAAGGGCCGCCTGGGTATGCGGATGCGTTCCTGTATCAACTGGCGCTGCGGCTCTGTTCGCCCTTTGGCGTGAAGCTGGATGCCGTGCCGCTGTTGCCGGGTATGGCGCGGGCGGCCTTTGAGAACATGAAGAAGCCGAACGTGGACCCGGGCGCGATGTCGGTCGATCCGGCGCTCGTGCCTGGCGCGGGCGCGGGCTGGAATTACCTCACCGGCAATACGACCTACGGGAACCGATAAGGAGCAGCGATGGCAACGCCTTACCTCGTGAATGGGATGACCGGCCTGTTGGCCACGCCGATCTGTGTGAGTGGCGCGGGCTGCAAGCTCTACGACTACGACATCTACAACGCCGCGGCGGCTGCGTCCTACGTCAGTTTCTACGATACGGCGATTGCGCCGACCGTGGGCACGACGGTGCCGAAGTTTCAGGTGGGCCTCGCCACGCTGACGACGAAGACGCTCGGCGCGCAGGATGCCGGGGGGATCTACTTTAAAGACGGCCTCTGGGTGGCCGCGACGACGACGTCCAGCGGGTCAAGCGCACCCGCATCAGCGCTCGCGGTGAGTCTCGGCGTGTCCTAATGCCGTCCTATCCCGGCTTCCTCGGCCCGTCGTATCAGAGCCAGTCGTATATGGCGGATGCCGAACGCCTGATCAATCGTTTCGTGGAGATGAACGAATCACAGACGGCGCCGACGCCGGGCGCACTCTTGCAGTGTCCCGGCTTTGAACTCATCGTAGCGCCGCCCGCGAACTTCGGGGCGGGGATGTTCTCCGAATCCGGCCGCACGTTCTTCGTCACCGGCTTTACGCTCTACGAGCTCAACGCGGACAACACCGCCACGGCCCGCGGGATCATTGCGCGGAATAACAATCCAGTCACGTTTATGTCGAACGGGGATGGCGGGCATCAACTCGGCCTGACCAGTGGCGATCAGTTCTATGTGCTTGAGCTCACGACGAACACCTTCACGACGGTGCTTACGAGCGGCGCCACGATGTGCGGCTTTCTCGACGGCTTCGGCGCCATCCTCGACGCCTCCACGTCGACCCTGCACGTCACCGCCTTCGAAGACTTCACCAGTATCTCGAGCGCGATTCTGCAGCGCACCTCGGGCAGTGACCCGTGGAAAGCGTTGTATGTTGTCAACCGCCTGATTTATCTCCTCGGTGAGCACACGTCCGATGTCTTGTGGGATGCGGGCACGTCGCCCTTTCCGTTCGTGCCGATTCAGGAAGCGTTCATGCAGCAGGGCACGGCGGCTTCGTTCTCGGGCGCACGGCTCGGCACGTCGCTTCTCTGGCTGTCGCACAACGAGCAGGGGCGCGGGCAGATTGTCAGCGCGACGGGCTACGCGCCAGGGCGCATCAGCACGCATGCCGTGGAGGCGTCGATTGAAACGTATGGCGATCTCTCGGATGCCGTGTCCTTCAGTTATCAGGAGAACGGGCATACCTTCTATGTGCTGACGTTTCCCAAGGCAGAACGGACGTGGGTGTTTGACCAGTCAACGGGCCTCTTTCACGAGCGGCTGTATTGGAATACGACCACGGCGGATTGGCTGGCCTATCGGCCGATGTTTTTTGCGTCTGACCTGACGCGGAGTCTCGTGCAGGACCGCATCACGGGCGCCATCTATCGCATGAGCACGACGCTGTTCATGGACGTGGATGGCGCCGCGATTAGACGCCTACGGCAACCGCCACGGATCTCGTTCGACCAGAAGCGGTTTACGACCCATGCGATCCAGTTGGTGATGGACGTGGGGCAAGGGCTGCAGACCGGGCAAGGGTCGGACCCGCAAATCATGCGACAAACATCGAAAGACGGCGGGCAGACGTGGGGTAATGAACAGTGGGCCTCGGCGGGCCCGATCGGCGCGTATGATACTCGGGTCCGATGGACGCAGTGTGGCCAGGCTCGGAATCGCGTTGATCGTTTCATTGATACAGATCCGGTGCCGTCTCGCTGGGTGGATGCGCTTATTGATGTAACGGTCGGCACCAGCTGATGCTGACGCCGTATCCGGTCAAGACGCCTCCGCTCGAGGGCCATCTGCTCAATTGGATATGGGGCCAATGGCTCAATGCGCTGCGAGCGGCCGTGAACGGCACGCCGGGGAACTCGACGCCGACGACGTTTGCGAATCTGCCGACACCAGTGTCAGGCATGATCTACGTCGTGACGGATTCGACGGTGAACACCTGGGGGGCGGTTGTCGCGGGCGGCGGGGGCTTTACGGTCGGCGCGTTTTTCAACGGGACCACTTGGACCGTGGCGGCGATATGAAGCAAGTGCAGGCGACCACGCTTGAGGCACGGGCGGCGATTGCCTATCGGCAGGCCGTCTATGAAGATGTGCCCGCATTGGTCATCTTGCTGCGGCAGTTCGTGACGTCCACGAAGTATCGCGAATACGTGGGCGCGAGCGCGGAAGCCTTGCAGGCGTTCCTGGAGGGCATCCTGCGCAACCCTTCGGCCGTCATCTTCGTGGCGGAACGGGATGCCGTCGTGATTGGCCTGATCGGCGTGCTCGGGTATGTCCATCCGATGAGCGGGCGCACCGTGGCGGGCGAACTCTTTTGGTGGCTCAATCCGACTGATCGCGGCGCGGGGGGCTGGCTCTTGCGACGGGCCGAGAACTGGGCACGGGCCTACGGCGCGCATTCGTTACAGATGATTGCCCCGGCTGAGAGTCCCCACGTCGGGGCGATGTATGAACGCCTTGGGTATGAAGCCGTCGAAACGGCCTATCAGGTGAAATTATGAGCGCACTCACGACCGCAGCGATTATCGGCCTCACCGCCGCGACGGCGGGCGCAGGCGTGGCAGAAGCGGCCATCAAGAGCAAGCAGACGGGCAAGGCCGTGGATGCGCAGACGGAAGCGTCCAACAAGGCGCTGGCCGTGCAGCAACAGGTCTACGGGAATCAACAGCAGGCCGCGGCCCCGTATCAGCAGGCGGGGCAACAGACGCTCGGACGCCTCGGGCAGATGGCCGCACAGCCTGCGCAGTCGTTCAATCCATCGAACTACTCGCAAGGCGTGCCAAAGCCGAACCTGCCGCAGATGCCCTCGCAGCAGATGCCGTCGCTAGGGGCGCTCGGCCAGCCGCCTGGCCAGTCGATGCCGGGCATGGCGCCGGGCGGGCAGGGCGATACCGTGACGATTCAGACGCCGGATGGGCGCACGCTGCAGGGCTTTCCTCGCGCGCGTGTGCAGGAAGCGATGCAGCGCGGCGCGAAAGTGGTGGGCTAAATGGCAAATCCTGACGCCTCGGCGCCCTCGAGCGATTGGTTCACGCAGCAGATTGCGGGCGTCAATCAGCAGGGCCAGCAGCAGGGCATGCCGCAAGTGGCGACGGCGCCCGATGGCGTGCCGGTCTACGGCAGCGGCGGGCAATACTTCACGCGGAATGCTGACGGCAGCATGACGCAGCAGTTTCAGGGCGGGGCGCCGGATTGGCTGACCCAGCAGACCGGAGGCGGCCAACAGGGCGGGGGGCAAGGGCCGGGGCCGTATACCGGCAGTCCAACCGACCGCGGCGCGATTGCTGCCTGGTTTAAGCAGATGGGCTCAATGCCCGGTGCCGATCCGTCGCTGGCCGCCAATCCTGACTATTGGGCCGGCCGTGCGATTGACACCGGGGGCCTGAACAGCAGTAATTCGCAGTATTGGCAGGATGCGAGCGTCGGCCCGACTGCGTTTTTCAACAATCCCGGCCGGGAAAGTGGCGGCAGCATCGCCAATCCGGGGAACTACAAAGCACCCGCACCGTTCACCGGCCAGACGAACTATACGCCGCAGACGATTACGCAGCCGGCGGCCGTGAATGCGCAACAGGTGAGTCCGCAGGGCATCGCGCAGCCGGGGAGCATCACGCCGCAGACCGTGCAGGGGCCGCAGGCACTGCAGGCGCGCACGCTGGCCGACCCGGCCGGCTTCAAAGCGCCGACGATGGCGGATGTGCAGAACGATCAGAACTTCCAGTATGCGCAGCAGCAGGCCATGCAGTCGCTGGTGAATTCAGGCGCCGCGAAGGGCATTGCCCGCGGCAGCAATGAATGGAAGGCGCTGCAGGAGCAGGCAGCCAGTCTCGCCGGCCAGCAATATGAGCAGATGTATCAGAACTCGCTGAACGCCTACCAGACGAACACGGGCAACACGCTGGCGTATAACCAGGCGAACAACGCGAACGCGGCGCAGGCGTATGGGTTGACGAATCAGTATCAGCAGGCCGCCGGGATGTTCAACGCGGGGCAGAACTACAACGCGCAGGCGCAGAACATCGGCAATACGATGCAGGCGAACCAGTTCAACGCCGGGCAGAATCTACAGGGCCAGTTGGCCAATCAGGGCGCGAACCTGCAGGCCGGGCAGTTCAACGCGGGCATGAACTACAACACGCAGAACGCGAACCAGGCGAATCAGTTCGCGGCGAGTCAGGCGAACAATCAGAACGCGCTGGCGGCCTATCAGACGAACGCGAATACAGCACTGGGCGCGTATGGGGCGAACGTGCAGGCCGGGCTGGGGTATGGGAACCTCGGCCTCGCGCAGCAGGGGCAGAACTACAACCAAGGGCTGTCGACGTTCAATGCGAATCAGGGCGCGAATCAGCAGGCATTCAACAACAACTATTCCCTCGCGCAGCTCGGACTGGCGGCGAATGGCCAAATGGGGCAGGCCGGGCAGAACTACGGCAACCAGGCAACCAATGCCTATGAAGGCATCGGCAACGCGCAGGCGGCAGGCTCGATGAATCAGGGCGCGAATTGGGGCGGGGCGCTGGGGAATGCCGCGAACTACGGCACGCAGCTCTGGGCGCTCGGGCAACTCGGTCAGCAGCCGCAACAGGCGTCGTCGTATGCCGTGCCGCCGAACTACGCAGGGTAAGTGATGCCGATTGACACGTCCATCTACCAGCAACCTCCGTCGCAGGGCTTCAATACGCCGTTTCAGACATTGGCGCAGATTGGCGCCATTCAGCAACAGCGCCAGAACATTGCGTCAAATGCTGCGCTTGAGCAGGAACGGCAAGCGAAGCTGAAAGAAGATCAGAAGAAACAACAGGAAGACGACACGTTCAATAGCATCATCGGGAATCCCGCGATTACGCGCACTGCCCTGCTCGAGACGATTCGTGTGAAGTCGCCTGAACACTACCTCGGCGCCCTGAAGTCGTTTCAGGATCTCGATAAGTCCGCAGAGGAATACACAAAGGCAAAGAACGAATCGAACGCGGCCGCGGCGTTGGCCCAACAACGGCAGCAGGACGTTATTAGCACCGTGGCGAATGGGATTGCGGCGCATAACTACGCGCCGGCAGCCTTCGAAGCTGGGCTCAAGGAACTCGAGCAGCGGTTCCCTGATTTTGCATCAACGGCCGCCAACTATCGGCAGTTGGCCCTGCAAGGTGGCCCAGATTGGATTAAGGAACACGTCGACGGCTTGCGAAAGACGGCCGACTTGTCGACGGCGGCGAAAATTCCCGGCGATGTGGCGGAATCCGCGCAGAAAGTGAAAGTCAATGCGGGCACGTCGCCCACGGGTATGACGGCTGACCAACAGGCGCAGGAAGCCGACCGACAGGCGCAGTTAAAGCAGGGCGCGAAACGGATCGGCATTGAGCAGCAGCGGGTGAATATCGAGAAAAACAAATCAGCGGCGCCCGATCAGGGCAAACTGGAGCAGCAATATCGAACGGCGTTGTTGCGTGGCATGTCGAGCCGTTCTGGCGGGATCGGTCTTGAAGATGCGAAAGTGCAACAGGCGAATCATCTGCTCTCGCTCTTTGAGCAGACGTATAACCCGAAGACTGGCGGCTACGATATCCCGCGCGTGCAGATGAATGAATTAGCGATGGGCTTGGCGAAATTGACGGCAGGGAGCAGCCCGGCCGGTGAAGGGCTCATGCGTGAATTCCAGCAGCGCACGGCGAAGGGCGATGTGGCGGGCGCCTTGACGTGGCTCACGGGGCAACCCGTCGCCGCGAATACCGACGCGCTCACGAAGTTCATGAAGGAATCCATCGAGCGGCAGGGCAAAACCGCCGAAACGAATCGGGAAGGCGAGATGGCCTATTTGCGCAACCTCGCCCCGACTGAGTTAGAAGAAGACCGACGCAAGAAACTCGAAGCCGTCAGCCTCAATCCCTTGCGTCAAATCAAGGTGCTGACGAACGAGAAGGGCGAACGGCGGCAGGTCGTTTCGACCGATGGCGGCCAAACATGGCAGTAGGGCCGGGTAAGACGCTCGAGCAGTTGAAGCAGGAGGGTTGGTCAGAACCCGCTGCCACGCCAGCGCCGGCTGATGCGCGCTCAACATTCGACCAGATCAAAGCCTCGCCAAACCCGACCGCGGCGACGATGGAGTATTTGAAGAGCAATGACCCGAACGATCTGGCCTCTCCCGTTGGGCCGGGTTTACGAGAAAAGCTCGACACGCCGCTCTGGCGTCCGACTGGCATTGATGCCATCGATTCGATTCTCTCACCGGCTGGACTGGCGCAGATTGCCGTCGTCGGTGGGCCGATGGCGGCCAAGGCTGTGACAGGGGCGGTTAATAACCTGAAAGCTAAAGTTGGGGAAAAACTGGCGGGGAAGTTGTTGGATTTTGTTACGCCAAGCCTTCTCAAGAAGCCGCAGGAAGCGGTCAGCATCCTAAGCGACCTCGCAGAAGCCATCAAAGGCAAGGCGGCACCAGTAGAACCGCCCGTAGCAGCGCCTACGCCTGCTCAGGCGGCGCCAGCGGCGCCACAGGCCCAGACCCCTATACCGGCGCAGGTCGCCTCGCCTGCGCCCGCCCAGCCCGCCGCAGCGGCACCTGAAGCGGTATCGCCGCCGATGTCGACGCCGGATGCCTTCCGGTCGGCCCTGAAAGCCTTTGCCGACGCGAAAGAAGTGCCCCGGCCGGCCGAAGTCAACAACGTGCAGCAGCTGATTAAGCGCGGCGTGGCACCAGATAAGGCGTTACAGACGGTCCTCGGTAATCGGCCACCCGCGCCGGCGAATCCGGCCGCTGAGCTCGCTAAGCGCCTCGGGACGCCGTCTGAAGCCGAAATGAACGCCGACATGGCGGCTCGCGCCCGTAAAGGCCAGAAGTCCCTGATGCCGAAGTATGGAGCGACACCTTGAGTGCTGGAACCTTAGCCCCGTATGCCTTCCCGCAAGCCTTGGACGACAACGCGGACCCGCTTGATGGCGGCCTGCTCTATACCTACGCGGCAGGCACGTCGACGCCGGCCACGACGTATACCGACGCCGATCTGCTCGTGGCCAACACGAATCCCATCGTGCTCTCAGCCGGCGGCCGTTACAAGATTTACCTGCCGGCGCAAAGCTATAAATTCGTCCTGAAGGATGCGGCCGGCGTCGTCATTGATACGACGGACCCAGTCGGCTCTGTAGGACTGGCCTCCGCGGGCGTGTTCGATATCTTCAATTTCTACGGAGATCCAACCTCTCCAATCCTGGGCACGGCCTATCCGACCGGCGCGACGTTTGATAAATGCCATGCGGGCACAGCATTGCTCTCCATCGACAGTGCCTCGATGGCGCCAGGCACGTATCAACTCTCAGGCATGATTCTGAGCACAGGGGGCGACCTTGTCTCCGTCGCCATCGTAAATCTGACCGATGGCGCGCCCGATACGCCGATTGCCGTGATGACCTCGACCAGCACGACCGGCACCACGGCGCAAAGCGGGGCGATTACGTTTGGCACGGCCGGTTCCATCAAAACTTATGGCATCAAAGTCAAAATCGACGCCGGATCTGGCTTTGCGTGGGCCATTCAACTCGTGAAGGTTTCCTAATGAAAACATTCCTGACGTTCATCGGAGTCTTGCTGCTGGCGGCCTGCGCGTCTGCCCAACCACGACCAGGCGCATTTACGACCATCAACGCGACGGCTGTCACGCCGGCTGCCGTGTGCGCGGGTTGTCCTATTGGCAGCACGTCGCCAGCCGTTAATAGCGGCGTCACGGCCGCCGCGCTCGTCCTCCCGATTAGCGTGCCAGCGAATACGACCAATACGCTGTATCAGGGTGCCACTGGCTTGTTCTTTGGGTCGGCCACCGGCTTTCCGATTGGCGGCCTACTGTCTGTCAATGGGTTCGGCACGCATTCGATTAGCGCCAGCGGGACCGGGGGCAATACGCTGACGATTCGGAATCCGACCGCCGGCACAGGGAACTATGGCGCCCTCTTCGTGGCTAATGACAACAACCCGACGCAGACGCAACTCCTCTCGCTGTCCTCGACGTATACCCCCGCCGCGCCCAATCTCGCGGGCGGCTCGAGCCTGGTGGGGGCAGGTGTCGGCGGCCTCTCGGTGACCGCGTCTGATCCGGCTGGGGCGCTGCGCTTTTATACCGGGGGCGTGACGGAGCGGGTGCGTATCTTCCCTGATGGGAACGTGAGTATTGGGAATACCAGCGAGATCGGGGGCTGTTGTCGCCTCAACGTGCAGAACGCGTTCTATGTGGGATATGACGGCATCAATGCCTATTCCACGATGACGACAGGGGCCATTGCCATCCTGTCCGCGCCCTCGCTCGTGCTGTCCCAGATGGATAACATTGGGTTTTTTGCGACGACGTATCCCACGACGGCGAGCGCGGCCAATGCCCATATCGGCAACGGCGATTACCTGCGCCTCGTGACGTCGCTGCGCAGCGCGAAGCATGACATTGAACCGATTAGTCTGTTTGATGCCCGCCGCACGGTCATGGGGCTGCAGAGCGTGCTCTATCGGAGCTCGGTGGATGAAGATCAGC